AGATTGGATACAGCTCTTTACGACAAGGTCAAGCAATATCAAAAGCTTTTCTCTGAAATGGTAAGAGTACATTTGTTTAATGAGCTTTTACTTGAAGGTGGATTTGACCCTATGACTAATCCACTTGAAAGTGATGCATCAGATCGTTGTTACTTTAAGTTCAACGAAATAGATGTTGATACTCAAGTTAAAAAAGAAACTCATACTATTCAAAAGTTTACAAGTAATTTAATAGGACTGTCAGAAGCTAGAATGGAATTAGGCATGGACGCCGATCACGATCCAAAAGATTTCTATGCAGCTATTCAATCACAAATTCAAATAAATGCGAATAAAAAACAAACAGAACTAAGTGCTTCACTGAAGTCTAAAGACGCCACTATGAACGCCGACAAACAAGAGCCAGCACAAAAAGGTCAAACAAATGTTCCTAATAAAAGAAAAGGTGCGGGTAATGTAATTCGCCCGACTAATCAGCAGGGAAGAAGCACCTCAGCAAATATTAGAAGATCAGATAACGCTTGGTTGACACTAGTTGAAAATGCGCTTGAATCAGAGTATACTATAGTTTATACAAATGATGAAAAGGATGAAATCAATGTCGAACAAAATGATAATAAATAATGAAAAATTATCCCAATACCTAGGAACAGAAGACGCTGTTAAGGGCCTTCAAAAGGTCGTAGATAATGGTCAAACTAGATTAGCTCTTGAAGTAATTTTCGATATCATTACCCAGCTAATTGATAGAATCGATACACTTGAAGAGATTGTATCCACTAAAGAAGATCTATCTCCTGAGCCCGCGCCTACACCCGCGCCCGCGCCCGCGCAAGAGAAACCAATTACGAAGGCAAAAGAAACTACCACTGAAATATCAGAGGAAGAAAAGAAATAATTCATGAAACTCTTAATTGGGACTCCAATGTACAAGAGATCATGGATTCTTCCACATTGGATACGTTGCCTGATAAACCAATCAGTTAATTTCAAGGAAATTGGTTTTGTTTTTGAAGTTTCTCCAGATGATAAAGAAACAATAGCTTCATTAGAAGCTTGGAAAATATTCGATAAAAATATACCTTACTTTGAAATTAAGGTAAGAGAAGATATTCCTCATTTTGAACATTCAAACAATGGAAGACAATGGAATATATCTAAGTATGTAAATATGGTTTCTTTGAGAAACTCTCTATTGCAAACAGTTAGAGATATCCAACCAGATTATTATTTTAGTTTAGATTCAGATATTCTATTAACAAATCCAAATACAATAGAACTATTAATAGCTCATATTAAAGCTGGAGCAGATGCAGTTAATCCACTCATGTTTATGACGCCAATTGGAACACTATATCCGAGCGTCATGGACTGGAGACAGGATGATACATCAAAAGCTTATAGAAAAGAAAAATATGAACTTGGAACATATTTTCAATCAGATGTAATCATGGCTGCAAAAATGATGAGTAAAGATGTATATAACAATATATCTTATGATGTTCATCAACAGGGTGAAGATGTCGGCTGGTCACTAGCTTGCAAAAAAGAAAATTTTAAGCTATACTGTGCATCGTATATTTACGCTCCACATATTATGTCAGAAGTATTTTATCAGTCATTTCTCCAAAACGGAGATAATAGATATGAATCTTTATCAGACAACTATGCTAAAGTCTGATATATTCATATAAATTTGTTTAATGTTATAAAAATAAACTTACTATATAAAAAAGAATTATACATCAATAGGTGATTTACATGTCATTTGACTTTATAGAAAATTTTACATTAGAACTTCCTGACTTCTCTAAGTCGGATATCAATTTTTCAGAGTCATTTAATTCAAAGCACGGTTTAATAATAGAAGTCGCTGCAATCCATGAGGGTCTCACTTCTAACTACAATAATTATTCCGCACAAGAATTAGAAAAAGCACTCCAATCATGGGTGGATCCATATCCAAAGCCAATCATCCTTAATCATGATTTAAATACAGAAGCTATTGGCAGGGTTATGGCTGCAAAAATGGACAAAGAAGAAGATGGTTCCTCATTCGTTCGTTTACAAATAGCAATTACTGATCCCGTTGCTGCTCAAAAAGTTCTTGATAAGAGATACTTGACTGGCTCCGTTGGCGGAAGGGCTGGTAAAGCAGTCTGTAGCGTCTCAGGAGAAGATTTAGCAACGGAAGATGCATCAGGCAGGCCGAAGGTTGTAAAATACAAAAGAGGCAAAGTCTATAAAGGTAAACTCGCTTATGTAGATATGCAAGACATTAGCTTTAAAGAGTATTCATTCGTCAATCAACCCGCAGATCAAAAGTCTGGCGTTAGATCCCTAAAAGCTGTTGATGGTAAAGCAGAGCTTTTTGATTCAGAAAATTGGATTGCACGAAGTAACGCATTTGTTTTAAGTATGGATAATGAGGATATCTTCTCAATTCAAGAGAATAGATCAATTCTTTCTGATATGAAGAAGAAAGAGTCTAAGCCAATTTATCTCCAACTAAAGGGAGCATTTCTAACGGCCCTGTCCATACAGGAGAACGAAAATTACAAATACAATGATAGTTCATTACTATCTGATCAGAATAAAAATATCGATAATTGTCAGGAGAATTCCAATATGGATCAAGACACTAACGGCGATGATATCCTCGCTGCAGTCCAAGAATTAAGTGATGATCTTTCTACAATCTCAGTAGCTAAGGAATCAGAAGAATTAGAAGAGGCGATTGAATCAGAAGAAACGATTGAATCAGAAGTCGTTGTCACCGAGGCAGATTCCGAGACCACTGTAGAAGAAGTGGCTTCTGAGGAATCTGAGTCGAAAGAAAATGGATCTAAGGCTTTGCCTGAAGAAGCAGAAGAAATAGGTAATCAAGAAGTTGATTCAGCTAATTCATCTGAGGCCGAAGAAGATCAAGGGAAAGAAACAGCAGGAGCAGACCTCACTGACACAAATGTAGTCTCTGAGCAGGATGCAATTGCAAAAGCTAGAATTCAATCCCTTGAAGAAGAAAATAAAAAACTCAAGAGTGCATTACATAGAACATTGATTGAAAGAGTTGTTGATACTAGAATCGGACTTGGTTTTGAACTATCAGATGATCGTGAAAAACTAATCGAAGAGTATTCTACAAGAACAGCATCTTCTTTAGCTGATAGCCTGAGAGATCTTGCTAAGACACCAAGTAAGTCTGGTAAAAGAATTGGCGAGATGTTGAATATGCCCACAATTGCTTCAGAAGCCGAAGTTTCGGTAAAAGAAGAAAATGTGCTTACTATAGACATGGAAGAGGAGCCCATTAAGGCTTCAGATCCCAAAGAGTCTTTCGAACAAATTCTAGTTGATGCCCTTATGGGTAGACGTAAACTTTAAAACTAAGGAGATAAAAAATGAGTTTAGCAAAATTTCGCAAAGTACATAGTAAGACCGGTTCTGGTCGCTTCGTTGTTTCCGAGGGCATAGCCCCCGCAGCATACTTGTTGCCACACCCCGGTCTACCCACATGGTATTACGACAGTGAAGATGATCGTTTTGAGATTGTCATCCCGAAGGGAACCATCCTTTCAGTTGTAGCCGATGCTAACGGTGACGCTCGTATTGTTCCTGCTAACGGTACGGGTTCAAGCAAGGTATGGGGCGATGACATGAGCAATACAGCATGGGACCCCACAGCTGGTGCAACACCCGCTTACTCGTCCGGAGCAACTGACACAGTCACTGTGCCTGCTCGTTCGATTCCTATCGGTTGCGCACAGTATGATCTTTACAGACCCTTCGATAAAGGTACCTCGCAAGGTGCTGGATTTATCACTCACGGCTATGTAGAGTATCCAATGGTCAGCGGCATTAACAATAACGTGACAGTTGGTTCAGTAGTTCGTTCCGACGTAATGGGACGTCCAGTATTGGCTGCAGCTACCGATTTCCTCGATAGCAGCTCCGTATACAGCTACTTGCAAGTAGGTAAGGTTGTCGAAGTCGAAAAGTTTGCTACAAACTTTGATGACGGCCTCCTCAGCTACATGCAGCTTCCATCAGATCCGGGTGCGTTGAAGACCGTTTATGAACTTACCAAGGCTGGTCCTAATACTGGTAAGCTCGGTATTCGTTCGAATCTAGATGTAACTAATGTCATTGGTGCATTCCGCGTCAACCTGACACTCTAATAAATAAGAAACAATAACACAGGAGGAATATTCCTAAGATGACTAAGACAATCCAAGAGCTCCTCTCGGGTCTCCCAGCTTGGGAGACAGCAATGACCGAGGACGGGTATATCGACGCAGAAAATAGAGTAACAATTAAGGAAGCTTTTGCATCGTCAGACGCAGCAGCACTTTTCCCGAAAGTTCTCTCACGTACGCTCAGAGAAGCAGCAGAGCCACAGCTTTTAGTGACTCCATTGCTTTCCACTGTTCGTCTCGGCAAGGGACGTTCATTGGAATTCCCGGCCGTCAATGCTATTCAAGCTGCTGAGATCCCAGAAGGACAAGAGTATCCAGAACAAGCACTCGCTTTCGCAAAGCAGGTAGAGGGCAAAGTCTCAAAGAAGGGCGTTAAGCTTTCTTTCACAGAAGAAGTGATCGCTGATTCACTTTGGGACATTGTTGGTCTACATGTTCGCGCAGCTGGCCGTGCTATGGCTCGCCTTAAGGAGCAAATTGCTCTGAGCCGATTCAAAGATGCAGCTACAATCGTTTTTGACAACGACGACGCTGGCTACGATGACACAACCGGTCTTGACATTAATGGCGCTGCCAATAAGACAGTCAAGTGGGACGATATCATCGACATGGCTGCCGTTCTCATGGCTGAAAACCATATTCCAACAGACTTTATTCTACACCCCCTCATGTGGTCGATCTTCCTCAAGGATGCCGTCTTCCATCAAGGTGGCGCAGCATCGGGCGTTGGAACAAGCTGGGGCTATCGTCCCCAGTCTGCAGATGGCGCATTGAATCAGACTGCCCCTATGGGATTGAACGTTATTGTTTCTCCTTTCGTTAGCTTCACGGCTAAGAGTGGTGCAACAGCAGCTAAATCAGACCTCTTCCTCATCGACCGTAATGAAGTCGGAACACTTCTCGTCAAAGACGAGATGAGTACCGATCAGTTCGACGATCCGGGCCGCGATATTCGCCAGCTCAAGATGAAAGAGCGTTACGACATCGTGATGCTGGGTGATGGTGAAGGTATCACTGTTGCTAAGAACGTCAGACTCAGCCGTAACTACGAAGTACAGGTTACTAACGACATAGCCTGATAGAAACCTTAGGGTCGTTATAGTTACAAATTACCCTGAAGCTTGGGGGCGGTAGAGAAATCTACTGCCCCCTCTGCTTTTTATTGAATTGATTTATTACTATTACAATAGGTTTTGAATTTGGAGTGTGTTGAGTGGCCTTATATCTTATTGATAACGCTACAGTAAGCGTTAATACTGTTAATATTAAATTCGGTAGGACTATTAAAATAGCATCCTTAGTTGATGCAAATTTTTTAGTATATACTGACGCAGCTACACCTGTTCAGATAAATTCCCCATTTAGGACTATTAACACTATTACTGATTATAATCAGATTAGTAGAACTTTAACTTTATATTGGGATGTCATTCTACCCGGTAATATAGACTATGTTGTCCGCGTTCAAAATTTACTAGATTCCTCGGGTATGACTGTCCCTGAAGAAAGAATTAGCTTTACGAGTCAAACACAGTCAGCAACTCCGTCAATCCTACAGGAAAGTAAAGCTACTGTTTTAAATGAAGTTTTAGTAGAAGATAAATCTATTAGAACAGATATTGAAACTGGTTATCAAATATTAGCTAAAAATCCTAATTTCTATATAGAATCTGTCAGTCCAAATAATGGAGATTTTTATATAGGAAATGATGAGAATAATGGAAGAACTATTATCTCATTTAGTTCTCGTCCAGCATCAAACTTTTTAACCAGTAAGTATTTTAAAGCACAACGTAAGAAGATACAAAAAACGCCAACCAGGTGGGAAACGCTTCCTACCCAAGTGTCCATGCATTCATGGAAACCAGATGTTTATATAGATTTTCCATCTACCGACGCAACTCCGGTTTATTACACAGATAGCAAGACTTATTTCGAGACTGGATATAAATATAGAGTTATTGTCTCTTCGGAAGTCGGCATATAATGGCTAATTCATTATATGCAAAAGGCAAAGAAGGCTTATTGGAAGGCCTATTTGACTTGACTGACAATAATATAAAAATTGCGTTAGTAAAAAATACTTATACAGTAAATTTAAGTACACATGAATTCTTGTCAAGCATTAGTGAAGATTCAGTCGCAGCAACTACTAGTTTACTAGCCGGAAAAACAACAGCTTCTGGTGTCTTTGACGCTGATAATATTACGGTAGAAGATTACGGGACTAGCGGTTTTGCCTATCTGGTTTTATATAAGGATACTGGAGTTAGATCTACATCAAGGCTTTTGGCCTACATAGATACAGCCACAGGTTTGCCAGTAGCTGCTACTGCTAGTCCTATCTCCATCACAATTAGCTGGAGTAACGATCAATACAAAATATTTAGTTTATAAAGGATTTTTATGAGCACCCAGTATCCCGCAGCGTTGGATATATTGATTAATCCGACATCGTCTGACCCACTCAATTCAGCAACAGTGCCTCACCATCAACAGCACGCAAATGCAAATGATGCCATTGAAGCCATACAAACGGTTATTGGATTGAATCCAGCGGGCAGTCATTTAACAGTTAAGGACAGAATAATATCTGCAGAAACTGCAATTACTACTCAATCAGTTTTAAATGGACTAACTGACGTTACTATAAGTCTAGCGAATCCTGGTGATGTTTTGCGCTATAACGGTTCAGTTTGGGTTAATTACAATGAAGAAAATCTTGTTGATGGAGGAAACTTTTAACAATGGCTAATACAATCAGAATTAAAAGAAGGGCATCAGGAGCTTCTGGTGCACCAAGCAGTCTGGAAAATGCAGAACTCGCATATAATGAAGTAGATGATACCCTTTATTATGGTAAGGGAACTGGTGGAGTTGGTGGAATTGCGACTACCGTTGAAGCAATCGGTGGTAAAGGCGCATATGTCGACCTCACTGGGACTCAAACTATTACTGGAAATAAAACATTTTCTGGTACATTAGCTCTTGGTGGTTCTGCAACTGCAACGACACAAACAGCAGGAAACAACTCAACATCGTTAGCAACTACGGCATATGTAGATGGCGCTGTAGTTGCAGCTACATATAACTTTACTTTAGCAGGTGATTCGGGATCTTCACAAACAATCGATGACGCAGAAACCGTAACTATATCTGGTGGAACTGGGCTTTCATCTGTGGCTAGCGCAACTAATACCATTACATTAAACTTAGATAACACTGCAGTATCCGCAGGATCTTATGGTTCAGCTAGTGCAATCCCAACCTTTACGGTTGATGCTCAAGGTCGTTTGACCGCAGCAGGAACAGCTTCTATTTCTACTTCATTTACAGTAGATGCAGACAACGGTGACAATTTAACAATTTCTGGTGGAGATACCTTCACTATAGTTGGTGGCACAGGCTTAACATCGGTTGCCTCCGCAACTGACACACTTACTTTAAATCTTGACAACACTGCAGTAACAGCTGGCTCATACGGCGGTGCTGCATCAGTCGGTAGCTTCACGGTTGACGCTCAGGGTCGTTTAACTGCAGCAAGTTCGACAACTATAGAAATTGCGCTTGGAACTAATACTTCAGGAAGTTATGTAGCAACAATAACTGGTGGAACTGGTGTTACTTCTTCTGCAGCAACAACAGGTGAGGGGACAACTCACTCATTGTCTATTGGTCAAGATGTAGCAACCTCTGCAAGTGTAACATTTGCAGGGCTTACACTCAATAGTGGAAGCATGGTTTTTGAAGGTGCAACTGCAAATGACTTTGAAACAACTCTTGCAGTCACA